GAGCCGCTATAAGTGGCAATGACAACGACCTTAGGCTTAGACAACGATCACAATCAGAGGAGGCGTCTGCCGCTATAATTCTTGGCAATACCGCGCCTAAACTGGCAACGGTAAACGAAGCGCTGTCCCTGCTTGAAGAAAGCAAGTTAGATTTAGCAGACGCCGGAGGAATCAGTGGCGCGGGAGGCGCGTTACTTCCAGGCACAAAATCTCATCAATTAGCTTCAAGCCTGTATGTCACGATTGCAGGCCAAGAGGCGCTTGATGAAATAACAAGAATGAAAGAAGAAGCCGCAAAATCTGGTTCAAGAGGCACTGGACTGGGACAGGTAACACAAATCGAATTTGCAGCATTACAGGGAAACCTCGCCAAATTAAACACGGGTTTGCCGGTAGATGTTCAAATTGAACTTCTCAACAAGATCAAACAACGCATGATAAATGTGAGAAGAATAGCCAGCGGTGAAAGCCCGATAGACGTTATTGACTTTAATAACCCTATTTATGCAGGGACAGAGGAAACCGGCGGCTACATAAAAGACGATAACGGCGATGTATTTTATTTTGCCCCAAATGGCGACGCGCGAATTTATGACCGAAATAAAGACCGTTTTGTGCCTGTAGAGACGCTGAACCCCAGAGGGAATAAGTGATGACCGCAACACAAGAGCAGGTAGACAGGGCGGCGGAGCTTTTGCGGCAAAGGAGACAAGACTTTGCGGATTTGTCTGTTTCAGTCCCCCAACAGGATACCGGCGAGCCTGCATTTAGCGGTGTGGATGCAGCTAGAGAGGCATTAAAAACTCGGCAAGACGCTTTTGAAAGAGAGAGAAGGTCGCGCTTAGACTCAATAGAGCCATCGGCGCTTGAAAGAATCGTGTCGCTGCCAATAGAGCGCTTTAAAGAGCGAGGAGCCGCGACAATGGAGCGGATTGCAGCCACAAGGTCATTAACGGAATCGCCTACAGACCCTGGCTCTGTGCTGCTTCAAACTTTTTCAAATCCAGTTTCTCTTGGGTTTGATATGGCGTCTAACCTTTTATTGGTTGGAGCGGAGGGGGCTTTGGGTTTCGTATTGCCTGACCAGATGCAAGAGGACGCAAAGCAGGCTCTTGTAACCTCTCTTCAAACGGAAACTGGGCAACGCGCTTTAAAGGCTTTGTCTGATGGAGAAGAGGCGTGGAATAAATTTAGCCAGTCATATCCCAATGAAGCCGCCAATTGGGCTGGCTTTGCCGATATTGCGTTTGGCTTGCCGCGACAGATAATAACAGACATCAGCCCTGACTTGATGCCTGCATCTATAAAGGCCATGGGTGGCAGAAAAGCCCTTGAGCCAATGGAGGGCATAGATAAGGACATTTACAACATCGCATTTTCTAGGATGTCAGGCAAAACCGTAGACCAAGCCAAAAGAACAACCGATCCGCAAGGGATCATGGGTTCGCAAAAGCAAGTGGCAACTCAGGATGAGCTTCTTGCTATAGATGAGCTAAAGCTGGCAGGCGTTCGCGGCAACAGAACAATGCAAGAAAATTTGAACTCCATGCTTTCTTATTTAGATAACTTAGACAACGCGGTTATAGGCTTGGCGCGAAAAGAGTCAACCCCTGTAAACCTTGAAAAGTTAAGGGCAAATGTTGCGGAAGAGATACTAAATGTCATTGAAGACAACAGAGAGATATTCAAAGGCGCATTTTCAAGTGAGGACGTAAATACCGCGATAGATAGCTACGTTAAGAGTTATATGAGGCTGGTAACAGAGTTCGGCGATTCTGTTGAGGGTGTTATATCTGCTAGACGAAAATTTGATGATGATGCAGAGCGATTTGGTATTGACCTAGGAAGCTCAAGGACAAGCGCGGATATTCTTTTGACAAAAGCTGTCCGCACGGGAATGAATAACACAATTTTTGAGTCAGTGCCGAAAGCAGAAAAGTTGTTTTCAAAAATGTCAAAAGTGCTTGGCGTAACAGACAATGTAGCGATGAAGGCGGCTAGGGAAGCCACAACAAGTTTAGGCCGTCTTGTTACTGAGCTTGGGCTCAGGGATTTGGCGGGGGGAAGGGCCGCCGGGCAACTGATCAACATACCGCTTGCGGCTACTTACGGCGTGGCAATGTCGCCATTAGTTATGTTGAGAAGGGCTATGAAGGCTGACATCCCCGCCAGAGGTCGCGCACTTGTGCAATATGCCTTAAGAGACGTAAAAGCCGAAATAGCAAAAGGTCTACAACGAGTTAAAGACCCGCAAAAGAAAAAATCTCTTTTGGCGTCTCAGCCAGCCGCATACGCCGCCCTTGAAGCGGCAGCGCGTAAGCTGGAAAAAGAATATGACGATTTAGAAGAAGAGACTAATCCCAACTAACGAACTCTAACCAACCTGCTACACCCGCCGCCCTGTCATTTTCCATACGGGCGGCTTCTGCTTTGTAATGCTTGGCGATTTCCTTTACTTCCTTAACCATCCTCTTGCCTAGCATGACATCCTCGACCTTTTCCCTCAGTATTTCCAAGGCACCTTCGCCGTAGGTGTCAACGTAATGACGGTAGAAGTAGTCAGGGTTACTGCCAAACCTTTGATGACATCCGTAACAATGGGCAAAGGCGTTCATAGCATCGTACCTAACACCCTTCTTGGCCCTGCCAAAATAATGACTACAGTGCAGGCCCATGCTGTTTTCTTCGTACTTTTTGCCACACCCCTGGCAGGTAAAGTCAGCCCTGATCCTGACGCATCGACTAAACCAATGGTCTGCTGGTGTACGCTTCAATCGCATATTAATCTCCACAAAAGCATGGGATCGTTTCATCCCCTGCTAAGTCTAATTGGCCCTGCTCTCTAGCAATGACCTGCATCTCTGAATAGCTGGGCCGGTCGTTACGCCATAATGCCCCTGATTGCTGGCTGGCAGGGACTTCACGCTCCATCCTTGCCCACCAATCTGCCCTGCTAGGCTGTTCCACTATCAAGGATTCAATTAGGTTTGCGCCCTTCAGATAGCACAGGTCGCAGTTGCCATGAGGCGTCACACCGTTGACGTTTGGCAGTTCAAGGTCAAACGATTGCGTAGCCCAGAACGCCGTAACAGTTTCTTTGGTTACTCCAGCGGTTACCAACGGCCTGCGATGTGGCTCTATCTTAGCGGCTCGACGTTGCTCATCAGCGCGGATGCCGACAATCGCCATGTTTTCGCCGTGCGAACGCTTCTCGCAGAAGCCGATTGAAAACAAGAAATTAGCGATGGTGCGAATTTTTAGCTCTATGGTGCAATACCTCGCCACTGGATTTGGCAGGCAGGTTTTTGACGCAATCAAAGTTTCAAACGGCTCGCCTTTTCTTGATGCAGACTCAAAATCAACCACCCTAAAACGGTCTTTGCTTTCCTCCGCCCACTTCCATTCAAGCCAGACAATAGGCACATCCCACTCTTTACTGCATCGATCCACAAACCTAAGCGTTGCTTCCTCTTCTTTGCCGGTGTTTGCAAAGGTGACGATACAGTCATCTGGCAGGCCGTCATTGGCATCGATGAACCGCCATAGCATATAGGCGCTAGTCCTGCCGCCACTAAAGCTGATGCAAGATGGCTCTGTCAGCTTAAATGGATTCATTTGCTGCCCCTGCATAGCGGATTATCTCTAGGGGCGGTTCTTTTGCGTCCTTCAGTAGCTTAGTGCTGAGATCCATCATTATGGCTACGTCCTGCTTCATTCTTTTAGCCATAGATTCTGCGGCTTCTAGGGCCAATTGTGCGTCATTCTTCATAACTCATCCTTCAGTGTTTGCGGAAACGGGACGTATATCCCCTTCTTCTCTGAGAGCCACCGTACAAGCACCTCAGCGGCTTCGCTTAGTTCCCTACCCGTTAGCTTGGTGGTGGATGTTTTTTGGTACATGGCCTTAATGATGGGCTTGTAGAGCATCTCCTTGACCAGCCCCTCAGTAAACGGTATCTCGACCTCGTCGTTGAACGGGTGCTTGTTGAAATACCCAGCATCATTCAACTGCTCTGCCATCTGCCTGAACCATAGATGCATGGCGTTGTTCTGCCGCTCAGTCCTGCCTGTTGGCTTAATGGAATACAGCAGGTGATTACCTTGGCTAAATTGATCTTTAATGAAGTCAACAAAGAACTCTAACTTTTCCTTGCGGTCGACTATCCATCTATGTCCGTCCATGCCGGAACCCTATCTCAGCTTCATTTCTTGTATTGATTGCATGAGCAGACCTATCGGGCGTAACTCTTCTCTGGCTATAAAGTAGCCTTCGCCATGCCCTAAATCCTTCTTAACCATGACGCTTTGCGCCCCCTTGCTTGATATGTAGCCAGGAATGTCAAATACATCATCTTGGTCTGTTTTCGTAACCAATATTGCGGCATCCCACTTGAACTCATCATAAAGCGGCAGTAATAAATTTCCCTTTGTGGCAAACGTCCCCTTGACTTGTATTCGTAGCTCTTTTTCCTTGCAGTCCACAAATAAGTCAGCCCCGTGATCTGCGCCGATTTCGTAGTAACTGCCACCAAGACCCAGCGCATTACGCACCACGATCTCTGCCTGAATGCCAAGGACATCAACAGCCCTTTGCGACCGTGACTTATCCATTTTGTTTGTTTCTAGCCCAGCAGCCCTAGACATCCGATACAACAGACGCGCCATCCTTTCTGCTGTCTCAATTTCTGACTGTTTAAGCCTGACTTTCACGCTCCGCCTCCATGATCTGCCTGCCAATCAGTTCTGGTATCTGCGGCACGACCGCGTTACCTAAGCATCTAAGTCGGTGTGTTCTAGCGGGAACCCCATTAGCCACTCGACCCACGTTGGGTTCAATGTCCCAGACTCCCCCTTGAATTCCACTGAGTCT